GAGATGACGTCGAGTCTCGTGGGCTCGGAGATGTGTATAAGAGACAGATCATAGACTGTTGACCACTCGAAGCATTTATTAATTGAATTTTATTTCCACTAGGTGTTTCTAAAAAATCTATATCTTGACTTTCGTCATAATAATACTTTGTATTAATGGCTTTTATATCTAATGTATGGTCTAATGTATATGCTTTTCTGGCCATATTCCAGTCTGACATAAAATTAAAAATGTTATTTTTAGGTAAATTTACTTGTTTCCAGTCATAAATCATGGATACTATATTTCGTTCAGCTGGTATGTATGAAATTTTAGTTCTGATGTAATCATATTGATTAATCCACTCAAAATTAGGACATTTATTGCTGTATTTAAAACTAAATTTCATAACAGACGACTCATAACATATTTCAGAATCATCATGGAAATATCCATCCAATTTATGGAAAATAGTCAAATTTGATATAAAATTATCATCTTTCAGAAAATAGTTAAATGATTGCTCTAATGAAACTTTTTTTTCTACCCAAGAGCAAAAACAAGCTATTTTATTAATAGTACTTTTACCTGAACTTTGTGGCCCAATAATTACATTGATTTTATTTAATTCAATATTTATATCTTTTATTGGGCCTACATTCCTAATTATTAATTTTGTCATAAATCTCAGTTTTTATTATTAATGATAGAACAACAAAATAATCTGTTAAGTTTGATTCTATCATATATTATTATGGGAATAATTATGTCAATAAACTAATGGACTTACATTTAAGTATAATAGATTAAACATTCAATTCTAGTAATCTCCTTAAATCTTCAAATGAGTGAACTTCATAAAGAGTTCCTTTCACTTTAACATAACCGTTTACTTCTGAGTCAGGTGTGTTTCTCACAAATAGTTCCGAAATGTCTATATCTAAAGCATTTGCAATACGCTCTAAAGATTGTAATTGTGGATAATCACCTCTCAAAGTCTTGTTAAGACTGATATCTGATATGCCCATCTTATCAGCTAATTCCTTTTGGGTAAAACCTTTAGACTGGCAAAGTTCTTTTATTCTTGTTCTAAAATCCATAATACTATATAGTTTTATAGCACAAATATAAGTTTTTATACTAAGTAATACAATGAAAGTCCTAAAATAAATCTATATAGTTTTACAATTAACATAATTTAAGCATATAAATATTGCATAATTAAACTAAATAGTATTACTTTGTTGTGTTGAATAAAACGAAGTAGTATAATTTAAATACACACGATTATGAAGGCTTTAAAAGAACAAGTAGAAGAGATTAAGAGCATGAAAGGTTCTAAGGCAGCAAAGAAAGCAGCTTTCGTCAAGTTGGGTTTGAGAAAGTATGAAGTTGAGTTGCTTATGTCTGAACTGCCTAAGACAATCAGAGAAACACACAAGTTCACTTTTGGTGTTGAGATTGAATGCCTGGTAGCTGCAAGCCTTATGAGAGAAAGTGCAACAAGAAACGAAATGCCTTTTCAGTATGAGGGTTATAATCACGTTGACAACAACCACTACTACAAGTTTGTATCTGATTCTTCTATCAGAGGTGAAAACCCTATTGAATGTGTTTCACCGGTTCTTACTGGTAAAGGGGGTATGAAAAGCCTAGAAACATGCTGCAAAGCTTTAAATGAAGCAAATGCACAAGTGAATATCTCTACAGGCTTACATGTTCATATCGGGGCTGCAACTCTGTCCGGCGAAGCCTATGTAAATGTGTTCAAGAATTATCAGAAACTAGAGAAGGTGATTGATACTTTTATGGCTCGTTCAAGACGTGCAAACAACAGCCAGTGGTGCAAGACTCTTCAAGGTATAAGCTTTGAATGTTGCAGAACGAGATATGATGTTCTAAATGTAATGAGAGGCAACAGATATTTTAAGGTGAATGCCTGTTCTTATGCCCGTCACAAGACTATAGAGTTCAGACAACATCAGGGTTCTACAGACTTCGAAAAGATTTCTAACTGGGTTAACTTTTGCGCCAAGCTGGTTGCCTGGTCAAAGAAGAACGTGCTGAGTTCAGATATTAATTCAATTGACGAGATACCTTTCTTGACAAAGAAAGAAAAGTCGTTCTTCAAATCACGTGCTGAGGTTCTTGCATGAGCCTCGCACGATTAAAATCAGAGAATATGTGCTGTATTATCTATAAGCCAAAGGGTGTTCAGATGCCAACTCTGAACACCTTGAATAAAGTTCAGAGAATCAATCATCATGGTTACGGATTTGTTTCTTCAAAGCATAGATGCAAGACAATGGATTATCAGAAGTTTTTGGTTCATCTTTCAAAGGTGGGTATTGAAGAAGAATGTATCATTCACATGAGGTGGGCAACGCATGGTTCTAAGTGTAGAAAGAACTGTCACCCGTTTGTCGAGAATGGCGTTTATTTTGCCCATAATGGCGTTTTGCCTATTCAGTCAGTAAATGATATGACAGACAGTGAAATCTTCTTCAGAAGCCAAGTTTACCCCCTTGTAATGAAATACGGGTATGAATCGAAAGTGACAGAATCCATGATGATGGCTGCCGCTGGCAGTTCTAAGTTCGCCATGATGTACAAAGGAAAAGTAAAGCTGTATGGCGATTACACGAAATTAAACGGTGTGTATTATTCTAATTTGAGATGGTTATGATAAAGAACATTTTAGAAAGCCTGAGAGAGAAAGTAGAAAGCGGTAAAATAACCCTTTCGGAAGCAGCTGTAAAGCTTTACAATGCAGGTTGGACTAATTTTATTGATATTGAAGTAACTAAGAGATTATTGAAACTATGAATGAGAAAGAAATCCTGCAAGAAATAATCGAGTGGCTGGGTAATGATACCAGCTACTTGTCTACAAGAACAGACTATGCCAGAGGGTATAAATCAGGTATAGAATGTGCAAAAGAAATTGTTGAAAGCATCATCAATAAACACGACCCTGATTTATTATCAAACAATTAGCAAATTGTTTCGTATGCGTTGAATCGTTATTCAAAATTGTCTTCATAATGGGGTATCTTTGTGATAAAGGTACTATCGCGGAATGGAGCAGATGGTTAGCTTACCACTTTGACTTGGTGGGGGTCACAGGTTCGAGTCCTGTTTCCGCAACTAACATTTTAAATTTACACGATTATGGAAATACTTACGCTTATCATCAAACAGAAGTTCTTTGACGAAATCTTGTCAGGCAAGAAAACACAAGAATTCAGAGAAATCAGGCCTACAACACAAAAGAAATACTGCCAGCTTGACGCTGATGGCTATTGTGTCGAGAAAGACGGTGTGTTACAGCCTAAGCATTACGATGCTATCCAGTTTTTTGTAGGCTACAATAAAGACAGAGCCAGCGCACTGGTAGAAGTCAAGGATGCAAAGATAGAGCTGTTTGAAGATGAAAATCACAATCTGATTGAATACACCTATCAGGGTGAGATATATCTGGCAGCACAGGTCGTTTATGACCTTGGCAGAATTATTGAAAAGCATGTTTAACCCTTTAAATTTTCGTTGAGTCAGAACAAACAGAAGCACATTTTCAACTGGTGGCTACCGTGGTGGCCGTAGAGGTTTGACTACAGAGAATGGTGGTCTCTCTCAGGGTGGCAGATTTATCACCCGAAGACAGCAGTATTATAACGTCCGCACAGGACTTGACATGAGTGGCGGATAATGACACTGCAAGAAAGGACATACAGCCATATTGACCTCGTCAGACAGAAGACTGACGGGGTTTTGCTGTTTCTGTCGCTGGGTAAGGATTCTTTGGTATTGCTGGACATGATCTACCCGAAGTTTGATAGAATAGTCTGCGTGTTCATGTACTTCGTCAAAGGTTTAGAGCACATCGAAAGATGGATTGGATGGGTAAAAGCCAAATATCCTAAGATAGAATTTGTTCAGGTACCCCACTGGAACCTTACCTACATTCTTCGAGGTGGCCTGTATTGTGTGTCAAACCACAAAGTGAAGCTTTTGAAGTTGGCTGATGTTGTGAAGGCCATGCAGCTAAGATACGGACTTTACTACACGTTCTTGGGTATGAAGAAGGCCGATGGCATGAACCGCCGCCTGATGCTGAAAGGCTATGAAGCAAACGGGTATGAGAACAACGGTATGTGTTATCCTTTGGCCGACTGGACTCAGAAAGACATCCTGTCCTACATGAAGCAGAACAGCCTTCCGGAGCCTGTCAGATATTCGCTGAAGGCCAGTTCGGGTGTAGGCTTTAATCTGGATTGTATGCTATGGCTGGAGAAGAACTACCCGCAGGATTTACAGAGAATTTACAAGGTGTTCCCGATGGCTGAGAGAATCCTTTGGGAACATAAAAACAAACAAAATTAATAGGAGGAATGTAGAGTCAGAAGAAAAAGTTTAAATGATATTAATGCTCAAGCTGCAAGATTAAGAGCTCAGCTACAAGGAGCACAACGGTATGCAGATGGAAGTAATAGAGCTGCAAGAATTTCACAAGCAGCCGCACAAGCAAGAAGGGTTCGAGGAATGGGACTTCTTGGAGCAAGAGATTCATCAGGGAAATTGAGGGATAGAACGACTCGGATTGGTACAGGCCGATTCGCTAATGTAAACGGATGATATGGAATTGAGCAAATACATAAAGAGTGAATCGGTGGAACTTAACCGTTCCGCCATCCACTTTGCAGATTATAACCCCCGCAAATTGTCTGATGAATCTCGTAAGACATTGAAGCGAGGCATTAAGAAGTTCGGCTTAGTTGGTGGAATCGTAGTCAACAAGCAGACCGGATTAACCGTTGTTTCCGGCCACCAGCGTCTGACAGTCATGGATGAACTACAGAAGTTTCCTGAAAACGACTACCGAATTCGCGTTGATATCATTGATGTAGACGAAAAGCAGGAGAAGGAATTGAACATCCTGATGAATAATCCTAACGCGCAAGGGCAATGGGACTATGACGCTTTGGCCCGATTGGTTCCTGATATAGATTATCAGGATGCAGGTTTGACGGCAGCCGATTTGAATATGATAGGCTGTGATTTCTTACTGCAGACAGAAGAAGAAAGTTCTATCGCTGATGCTTTGGAGGATATGATGGCACCAGTCACCGAACAGAAAGAAGCTGAGAAAGCCGCAAAGCAGATGGAAAGAGCTGAAAAGGTAGCCCACATGAAGGAAGTCAAGCAGCAGGTGAAGAATGCAGCCCAGAAACAGGCTCAGGATATGGATGCTTATCTGATGCTTTCCTTTGACACGTTCGAAGCTAAAGCAGCCTTCTGTGAAAGGTTCGGTTACGACCCCTACTCCAAGTTTATCAAGGGTGAGGTATTCGATGAACAGATAGAAAGAATTGAATGACAACATGAAATTTTAGGAGGAAAGCCGAGTCAGAAGAAAAACATATAGTCAGTTGTATCAACAGTCAAGACGAATAATGTACAACGCCGGAAGGCAATACGGGCTTGGTACAGACAGACAAAGAAGTATAAGAAACAGAACGAAGTCGATAATAGAAAGATATGCTGCAAGGATAGACAGCTATTTCTCAAAGAGAGGGATTGATATTTATGGTGATAAGCCTGTTTCTCGCCGCATTTATATGGGTAACAATAACGGATGATTGATTATGAAAAGTGAATCTCAAAAAAGCAAACATACAGGACGAAAGCCCAAATTCGATTACAAGAGTGAGGAATTCCTCTCTCAGGTGGAGACGTATGCCAAAAAGGGATTCACGGACAGAGAAATCGCTTTTGCGTTAGGCCTGGCTCCCCAAACGTTCTGTGAGAAGAAGAATGAGCACTCTGAATTATGCGAAGTATTAGCGCGCGGGCGTGCGACCATCACTGCAGCTGTACGTGCCAAGTTCCTTGCTGTAGCTTTGGGCGGTATCAAGACCAAGAGTACTGTAGTAAGAAAGCTGAAAGACCAGGACGGAAACCTGACCGGCGAAGAAGAGCTTCAGGTAAGTGAAAGCGAGCTGGCTCCCAACCTTCAGGCAATGTCTGTCTGGCTATATCATCACGACGATGAATGGAGGAAGGTTGAACGCCGTCAGGACGAAGACGCAGATATTCCAAAGGATATTAACCACGGAATTTCTATCGACTCATGGATTAAAGACAAACTGAAATGATTGTACCCCAGACGATATATCATCCTTTGTACACTGATGGTGAGAAGTTTATTATTCTCATTACCGGTGGCCGTGGATCGGGAAAGTCTTTCAACGCTTCCACCTTCATTGAGCGATTGACATTCGAAATGACTCCCACAGAGAAGATAGTCCACCAGATTCTTTATACCCGTTACACGATGGTATCTGCCGGGATGTCTATCATTCCAGAAATGATGGAAAAGATAGATTTGGACGGAACCACGAAGTATTTCAAGACCACCAAAACCGATATTGTAAACCGGATGACCGGCAGTCGTATCATGTTCCGGGGTATCAAGACTTCTTCCGGGAATCAGACGGCAAAGTTGAAATCTATTCAGGGTATCACCACCTTTGTCTGTGATGAAGCAGAGGAATGGACCAGTGAGGAAGAGTTTGACAAGATTATGCTCTCCATCCGTAAGAAGGGAATTCAGAACCGGATTATCATTATCATGAATCCCTGTGACTCCAATCACTTCATCTACAAGAAATACATAGAGAATACTCACCGGCTGGTGGAGATTGACGGCGTTCAGGTGCAAATTTCCACCCATCCGAATGTACTTCATATCCATACGACTTACTTCGACAATATCGAGAACCTTTCTCCTGAGTTCCTGAGAGAAGTCAAGGAAATGAAAGAGAAGAATCCGGAGAAATACGCTCATGTGGTTATCGGACGTTGGGCGGACGTGGCCGAAGGTGCCGTGTTCAAGAAATGGGGTATTGTGGACGAGTTCCCCATGTGGTGCAAGAAGGTGGCTATCGGACAGGACTTTGGTTATACCAATGATCCATCGGCTTCTATCCGGTGTGGAATCATTGACAATGCGCTTTATCTGGATGAAGTGGATTATAGAACTGGATTACTTTCTGGGGATATTATAAAGACGCTACGCCCGTGGAATTTGAGAGTGATTGCCGACAGTGCGGACCCGCGACTCATCCAGGAGATTCATAACGGAGGGATTAAAATATACGCGGTAGAGAAAGGACAAGGTTCTGTCAATGCCGGTATTGACAAGATGCAGGGAATGGAAATATTCATCACCAAGCGTTCTTATAACCTGCAAAGGGAGTTCAGAAACTATGTCTGGGCAAAGGATAAGGACGGAAACTACATCAACGAGCCGGAAGACCACGATAATCATGGCATAGATGCTGCACGCTACTATGTGCTGGGAGAACTTCTCGGTAGAATTATGAAACCTAAAGACGTTTCAGGAATATTTGGACATTAAACTTTGAGATATGACTATAGAAGAAATTTTAGCTATGCCGGAAGTAGAGAGAAAAATCTACTATCTGAAGAAAGGACGAAAGACTGAGCAACCAAACGCTCACGCTCTTTACAACGACTGGAATCCGAACAAGCACGAGATAGTGATAGATGAAGAGAAATACCCGAAAATCAAAATCACGACCCAGCCTGAGAAACGAATTACAGACCCGACAACCGGGAAAGAATATATTGAGCCGGCAGTAAGGAAAGAAGTTGAACCGAACAGGATTTCGCTTCCTCTCGAGCAGGACATCGTGAATATTCAGACAGCCTTCACCGTGGGAACAGAACCAGTCCTTGATTGCCAGCCGGACCAGTCGGAGGAGAACCTTCTTTCCACATTAAAGCAGGTATTCAAGAAAAACAAGCTGAAATATCAGAACAAAAAGGTGGTCAGGGCATGGCTGGCCGAGCAGGAAGTGGCCGAATACTGGTATGTGGTGAAGGATGACGGCTTCTGGGCAAAACTCAAACGAAAGATTTCAGGAATTTTCGGTAAATCTAAGCCTGAGTACCGCCTGAAGAGTGCCATCTGGTCCCCGTTCCGTGGCGACAAACTCTACCCTTTCTTCAATGACCAGGGGGATTTGGTAGCCCTATCCCGTGAATATAAGAAAAAAGACCTGAACGATGTAGAGATTACCTGTTTCATGACCATTACCAAGGATATGGTTTACCAGTGGGAGCTAACGAGCAGCTGGTCCGACAAAGGCTCATTTGCTCATGGATTCAAGAAGATGCCAGTGATTTATATGTACCGTCCGGAAGCATACTGTGAAAAGATAAAGAGCCTCCGTGTAAGACTGGAGAAACTTCTTTCAAACTATGCAGACTGTATCGACTACCACTTCTTCCCTATTCTCATGCTATTTGGTAACGTGGAGAACTTCTCCGGTGAGTTCAAAAACCGGGTGGTCGAGCTGACCGGCCAGGGAGCAAATGCCCAGTATCTTACCTGGTCACAGGTACCAGATACTGTCAAGTTCGAGGTGGAGACGCTGTTAAGTCAGATATACGGACTGACCAATACGCCCAGAATCTCTTTCGACTCCCTGAAGGGTACAGGAAACGCCGTTTCCGGTGTTACCTTCGATTATGTGTTCATGTCCACACACCTGAATGTGGAGAACCTGAATGAAACCGTCGGCGAGTTCATGCAACGACGGGTAAACTTTCTTGTCTCTGCGTTGGGTTCCGTGAATTCCACCCTAGAAGAAGCCTCCGAGACTATTGATGTGGATGTGCAGATGCAGCCATATAAACTGGAGGACATCAAAGACAAGATAGACACTGCTATCAAGGCTAAGGACGGCGAAATCTGGTCGCAGCAACGGGCCATTACCTTTGTGGGGAACGTGGATGCAGTTCTGGATGAGATTGAAGCCATCAAGGAAGAGCAGGCTGAGAAGCAGAAGAACGACATTGAGAAACAGAAACAGCTTTCCTCTCTTAAAAGTTCCAGCAGCAAATCTGAAGAATAGAACAATTCAGTCAGAATATTTACGGGGATAATACAAAACAGAATGATATAAATCTAAAACATTGACTATTTGGATAGCGGTATCTTTCGAGGTATCGCTATTTTCTTTATCATAGTAAAAACATGAATACTTCTTTGTAATTATTCGTTATTTTACTATATTTGCATCGTAATTAAGTCTTAAACGCTATGAGCTACAAATCAGTTAAAGACGTTGTAACGCTGCTTACTGAAAATGGCTTTTGGTTCGTGAGGCAGAAAGGCAGTCACATGGTTTACACTGATGGTAGCCATGTAGTGATTGTCCCAGACCACGGCAAGAAAGGCGTTGAGAAAGGCACTTATTACAACATTCTGAGGCAAGCGGGGCTAAAATAGCCCCCGCCTCTTTTGTTTAACGATAAAAAGGAGGTCAGTATGAAAACCGTAGAAGTGATTGTAGAACATGCTGGAAATAATCTTAGTGCCTATATTGAAGGTGCTCCGGTGATTACTGTCGGTAACGACGTGAAGGAAATCGAGAAAAACATGAAGGAAGCTGTTGAACTTTATCTGGAGTCATGCAAGGAGATGAACATCGCTCCAGTGGAAATTTTGCAGGGAGAGTTCACCTTGAAGTTCAAAATAGATGCTGCTACCTTCATCAACTATTACAGCAGTATTTTCACAAAGGCCGCTTTGAGCCGGATCACCGGAATCAATGAGCGCCAGTTGTGGCATTATGCAGCTGGGGTACACAAACCCCGTAAACAACAATTGGAGAAGATTCAGAAAGGTATTAATGCGCTGACAGAGGAACTGGCAGCTATAAATTTGTTGTGATTATTAATTAAATATAAAGGAGCATAGTACATACAATGAAAGCGAAAGATGTTAATCCAAGTAATTTTAAGGTTGAGAATGTTGTATTTGAAAATGATGATTTTTCTATAACGATAGGTATTTGGAAAAATGGGGATAGGAGAATGGCAATGAGATGGAATGGTTATGGAGATGATCCCGGATACCCTAAATTATTTAAAAACCCAGTCTGGTTCATCGTTGATGACTCTTTAATATTACCTTTTCTGAATGCTTTAAGGAACGTAAAAGATTCTGACAAAAAAGAAATAGAAGCAGCTATATTGAAATTTTAAAAGTATAATTGGATGATGATCTAGCGTGATTATTTAGGTAGTCACGCTTTCTTTTTACCTAAAAACGAACATTTCCCTAATTGTTTCGTATCGTTAGCCTTTAAATTTCCCCTTCCCTTTCTCTATAAGTAAATTTACCGTATGAAATTATTAATCAAACTCATACGGTATGACAATTTTTGAAATGATTTTGGCAGGACTGCAACAAAAGTTTTCTGGGGTGGATACTGCCACACTTACCCGCATCGCCACAAAGAAGGCTGAGGGTGTAACGGACGAGACGAAGGTAAACTCCATCGTGGAGGGTATCTCATTTCAGGACGTGATGCAAAACTATGGTGATTTCCGTGCAGGACAAGCGCAAACCTCCGCAGTTACAAACTACGAGAAGAAGCATGGACTGAAGGACGGAAAGCCAATCGAGAACCCGAAACCTGAACCACCGACACCTGAACCAAAGCCGGACGAAAAGCCGGACATCGCCAAGCTGATAGCCGACGGCATCGCCGCAGGCATCAAGCCTTTCTCCGACAAGCTGGCGGCTTTTGAAACCAAAGAGGCACAAGCACAACGCATGGCGCAAATCTCATCGGTGGCCAAGAAGTACGGTATTCCCGATTTCATGCTGAAAGACCGCACAATCCCCGAAAACACGGACTTGGACACCTATATGAAGGACGTGAAGCAGGAAATGACCAACGCGGGATTCCAGTTCAACAAATCCCCAGAAACTGCTGAGCAGAAACTGGAGAAAGAGACAAGTGAGTTCGCAAAGATGATTGAGAACGACACGAAACAGATTGTAGAACAACAAAAAAAGTAATTTATGGCAGCAGGCTATGTTTACAAAATCGAACCCGAACCTTCCGTAGAGGAAAGATATGACGTGGAGAGCGGCCGCCGCAGAATCAGTCCGTACAAGCTCGACACGGCAAATCTTCCCGTCGGTGAGTATTTGCCTTCATTCACGCCCATTGCGGCTGACTTGGTACAAAAGACGGCCAAGGTAGCCATACGTGTGGAGGTAGCAGAAAAATTCACGTCAGGAACAACCCTGAAAGTGAAGAAGAAATCGTTGGCTTATGTTGGGATGCACCTTGGTGACGGAGCCAAAGGGGCAACGGTGAATGGTATCAATAAACAAAATGCCAATTATGACGAATTGACGTTGAGCAAGGACTTGGGAGCAGCTGTTGAAGCTGGCTCTGTACTGTACGAAGCTACCGACGTTAACGGGACAACCCCGAAAGTTGTCGCTAACTCCGCACTCTATGAGCGGGCGAAGGTAGAGGGCGGTATCGTACTGGTGGCACTCTTGATGCGGGCATACGAGATTGAACCTTCCAAGTTGGTGATGCCTTTCTCTGACGTAGACAAGGCAAACATGCCACACTTCCAGTTCAACGCTCCCGATGTGAAAGCGCAAGGCGGCACGGTTTACACGGATGCCGCGCAATCGGCGAGCGGACTGATGAGTGCTACGGACAAAAAGAAGCTGGACGGTATCGCAGCCAACGCCAACAAGTACACACTTCCTGTAGCTTCATCTTCTGCATTGGGTGGAATCCAGCTTGGATTTACTCAAACCGGGAAGAAATATCCGGTTGCGGTTGAAGGCAATAAGGCTTATGTGGAAGTTCCTTGGACAGACAACAACACGACGTACAATGCTGCAAGTGCAAGTACGTTAGGGCTGGTTAAACAAGGTGCAGCCGTGGCAGATGCTGGCGCGGAAGATATTCAAGCTAAATTAAATGCCCTGTTAGATTCATTGAGAACTGCCGGGGTAATTGCCAAATCTTAAAGTCAGGAGGACAAGATTATGATACTAACCATTCATACACTTTTTAATGACCCGAACATCGTAAACGCGGTCATTCAGCGCGTCCTTCAGACCCGTAAGGATGCTATATACTGGCAACAGTATCTCACGTTCCGTCAGGTGACAACCCGTGTGTTCAAGGACTATATCGGTACGGTGACGGGCGTGATGGCGGGTTCCATCAACTCGCAGTATGCCCGTAAGCCTATCCGGGAGCGTCAGAATATAGGCTATGGATATGGTGAAATCGCCTACTTGGGCGACCGCTACCAAATCTCCATTGACCGTCTTTCTGACCTTCAGGACTTGGTAGACAAATATAACGCAGCCAAGACAGCCGACCAGGTACAGGCAATGCGTGACATCGTGGACTTCATCTACGACGACTACCGCCAAGTGCTCCTTGCCGCCCACAAGCGCATGGACATCGTGGTAGGCTCGTTGCTGATGACCGGAAAAGCCACGGTGAAGAACAAGGACGACAATGCCGTCGGAGTGGACTTGCTGAACATCGAACTCCCGTTCAAGGTCATCACACCAAATGCAGGTGATAAGACGAATTTCATCACCTACCTGCAACAGCAAATCAATGCGCTGCGTGTGGATTACGGCATGTTCCCCAAAATGATTATGTCCCGTGGCACATTCATTAAGAACATCATTGGCTCTGCGGAGTTCGGCGACAAGTTCAAGATGCAGCTTTCCGGCAATGAGATGTACCTCTCCACCGGATTGATTACATCGCAACTGGCATCGCAGGTGTTTACCGGCATCGGGCTTCCGGCCATCGAAATCAAGGAGGACTACGTGAAAGACCAGACGGGAAAGAACGTACAAATCTACGCGGACGACCGCATCACCCTCTTGCCGCAAGACCGTATTGGCTACATGCGTTGGCACACCCCGTATGAAGCTACCGACCCGACGCCCGGGCGCAACTACTCCGGTGCTGACGGAGGTATGCTGATTTGCGGCTACAAGGACGACAACGGACGCTATCTGGAGTACACCGCCGAGTGGATTCCGCAGATTACGAACCCGAACCTGATTGTGAACTTTGATTTGTCAACCATGAACGAATGACAGTAAACGACTACATATCACAGAAGTTTCAGACCTTCGGCATCAACTTGTCGGAGGCTGACCTTTTGGAGATAAGTTTGTCTTCAGAAGTAAGCGGAGAGGATGAGATGAGCCCGTCAAACATCGGACTTGTTTCGGTGGCTATGGCGAAGTTCATCCCCTCTCTATTACTCCGTGCCACTTCCATCAGTGAGAACGGTTTCTCTATGTCATGGGATACAAAAGGCGTAAAGGAGTACTATTCTTTCTTGTGCAAGAAGTATGGTCTTGAAGATACGTTAAGCGATAAACCTAAAGTCAGATTCCGTCAATGATATTCGCTCCCCATATATTACAAGTCAAGGTTATTACTCCGATGGAAACAGACGAGTTCGGCCGGCCCATTCCCGGAACCGGTGGAGAAAGCTGGCAGGACGTATGTAAGTGCCGGTGTGATGATAACTCCACCAAGGAGTTTACTTCGGAGAACGGCGAGGTGTACCGACCGAACTATCACGTAGTCTGTGAAAAGAAAACCTCACTGAAGGCTGGTGATGAGGTCAGATGTATGGATGGTGAGAATATCCGTGGAACTGGCAAGGTTTACATGGTGAAGAATACGAATTATTTTGGTTACTCAGAGATATGGCTGTAAAGTTTGATTTTTCGGACGTGGATAGCTTTTTCGAGCAAGGAATAAGTGAAATTCGTGACATCGTAGATAAAGTTGGCAATGAGGCTGATGAATACGATGTGAAGGATGGCTCTTATCAGGACAGGACAAAAACACTCCGTAGGTCAAATAAACACAATGTTGAGGACGATTGTAGTCTGACATTGTACAATGATGCAGCAAGCCCCCAAGGGTATCATTATGCGTCCAATGTGGAAAGCAAGGGTTTCAGAGTGAGAAGTGGAGGGGCATTATATGCTGAGAAACGATTAAAGGAGGAAATAAAATGATAGTTACCACCGACATAGCGAACATACTCTATCGTGATTGCCAGCCTATCGGCATTGATGTTGTCCCTCATGGCAAGAAGCTGACGGGACCGATGAAGTCCGAAAGGGTTGTCATTCACGCCAAGAAACAGCAGCCGGGGACGTACTGGAAGAAATCCTTCGTTGAGGTGAATCTTTGTGTTCCTAACTTGAAAGAAGGTGAAGCTAACACAATACGTCTGAGCGAGCTGGAGAAACAGGCGCAAGAATTGTTTGACGGAGTGACCGGACGCTATGACGGAACAACCTATCATTATTCCATCGAGTCAATCGGAACTGAGGAGGACACAGCCTTAAAGTGTCACTATGTGAATGTAAGAATTTTGTTTGAAGTTTTAAATGTGAAATAACATGGCAGAAGCAAAGAAAATCACAGCTGTAAATATCAAGAAACTTTGGTATGGCGAAACAAGTGCTATAGCAGAAGATCTAACCGGGAAGACTTTGTACACTCTTTTACAGGGTGAAACTTTGAAAGAGGTAAAGAATATCCACCAGGATACGTGGACACTCGAAGAGGCAGAAGCAAGCCGAACGAACTATAAGAACCAGCTTACCGGCCAGACCTATCGAAGTGAAAAGGAAATGGGTGACGTGACCGTCAACTTTACCATTGGCGAGTACGACTATCCTACTAAAAAAGACCTTATGGGTGGCGATGTCATCAACACCGACAAAGGTTGGAAGCGTGCAAGAGGTAAGGTAAACATTGAGAAGTTACTTGTTGCTTTAACTGACGATGACCAGTATTGTGTGATTCCACGTGCTGACATCGGTGCACGTGAAGCCACAACAGACAAGGCTGTCGGTATTCCTGTAAGTGCGGTGGAACTGGAACCACAAAATGCAGAAGTTGCACCGGAATACTGGTTTGACTCATCTGAAGTAACAGCAGGTGTTTAATGCCTATCCAATAGGTAGAGATTGAATTCCATAACAGGGGTGGGCTTTATGGCTTCACCCCTTAATTTTTATCTTTTATCAGAATGAATCAAGGAGCAAAAATAGTAACTGAATCCATTATCGGAAGTGATTTCAGAACGGTGTTTGTCGCTGGGAAAGCCTACACGGTCTACCCTCCTACTATCCACAAGCTGGCCGGGGCAATCTCCCATTTGTCAGGCGTAAAAGAAGCAGACAATTTGAAAGAAGTTCTGCTCTCCCTGGGAGAAAGTGAGGCCTACAGCAAGGCTCTCTCTTGGCTAATAGCTGGTGACGAAAGTTTAAGTGAAGAACTGGCAAAAGGAACATACGAAGAGAATGTGGACGCATTGGATGAAGCACTCTCTATGATTGACTCAAAGGTTTTTCTCAAAGCTGTCAGCTTGGCGAGGAACGTAAGTCTGCTGGCAGCGAAACCGAGGTTGTAGGAAATGATACTCTCTTGGGACAGATAGCTTCGTTCATGGAAAATCTGCATCTGTCATACCGGGAAGTGGTCTATGAGATACCATACAGGAATTTAGTATTAATGCAGCGTGACAAGCTCCATATAGTTACCGGGACGAAGGTTACAAAGGTGAAGGGTAAGGACATGGCTTCACGCAGAAGAAGAAACAAGAAATAGATATGGCTACAATAGAATATTAAAAGTAACAGAAACGTTACTTTTTAACGTTGCAAAATTTGCTTATTAGTAACGAAAATGTTACCTTTGCATTGTCAATTAAAAGTTCTTTGATTTATGAAGTTTTCAGAGTTTTACAAATTGATTGAGTCAGCAGGCTGGACAATCGAAAAGGGAAAGAAACATCACAAGTATGTTCATCCCGACTTTGACTACTTTATCCCTGTAGGCAGACATCCGGCCAAAGAGATACCTAAAGGTACTCTTGACAGCATGATGAAAAAGGCGGGGTTAAAGAAGTAAAAGAACAGCACCCACTTCGGTGGGTGCATTTAATTGACAAAACTTAAAATACACGATTATGAAGAAGATTCAGGCTATTATTGAAAAAGCAGATGATGGAGGAATCTCTATCTATTCTGAAGATGTAAACGGTGCGTATGGCTTTGGGCTTACAGAACAGGAAGCGAAAGAGGACTTTATTTCTGTTTTAGAGGAACAGGCGGAATATTACAAAGAAAAACATGGTGAATTTCCCAATTGGTATAAAGCTGGTTATTCTGTGGAGTATGTGTATGACTTAAGCGGTTTTTTTGAGGCATTTCCGTTCATCAATGCCAGTAAGTTTGCAAAGGAAATAGGTTTAAATGAATCTGTAATGCGAAAATACAAGGGCAAGATTGTGACGCCTTCCGAGAAACAGAAAGCATATATACAATCAAAATACGATGAAATACTTAAAAGAATGGAACTTGTCAAGTTTTGATATTCCAGCCGTGAGGCTTTGATATAAATTAAAGAACAAATTGACAATTTGGCGCATCATTATGATGCGCCTTTTTTATTAAAACACTGAAAAACACAAATACGCAACAATAGGTTTATTGTTTGGTATTAATCATCGTAAAAACTGAATCTTAATTAACTGAGTGCTAACTTCATGCAATTAATATTCAGTTTTTTTATATGCCAACACTTGTATTTAAAATTGCGGCTGATTATGAAGCCGTTATACGATTAAGAGAGGAAATCTCTAAGCTGGAAGCCCAGCTCAAAAAAATGGACGTAAACAAATCCCCGGTTGCAGCAAAAGCTTTAGAAACGAAACTGGCATCCACCCGTCAGCAAATGATGGGGCTGGTAACTGAGGCGGCTAAGACAGGCGCTGAGATGGAAAATGGCTTCAAGAAGAAAATCTATGATGCTTCCCAGACGGTGAACGGATTGTCTGAAAAGATTATTGCCCAACGCGCCGTCATCAAAGATATAGAGTTTGATGTGAAACGTCTTGGAGACGCTTATCGCACGGCTTTGAAGAATAATCCTATCGGAGCATCCGGCAAGCTGGCAGAATACAACGCTGCCCGCAAGGCACTCGATGAAGAGAAAGCGGCATTGTTTGGATTAACGCAGCAACAAGCTGAAGCTCGGCTTTCGGTGAAAAAACTCAGGGATGAGTATTCTCTCTATAAGAAAGAGGCAGGAGAAACCGTTGATGTAACCAAACAAATTAAACAAGCTGTGACCGATATGGGGAAAAAATTCCTCGGAGGTTATGGTATAAAGGAATTAGTCTCGCAAATTGTCCGTGTCCGTGGAGAGTTCCAATCCATGCAGACAGCCATTGAAACGATGGTGGGTAAAGATATGACAGACAGCCTTATGTCGCAACTTAAAGAAATGGCCAAGATTTCTCCGCTCACTCTTACAGATATGGTCGATGCCGAAAAGATGATGCTCGGCTTCAATATCCAAGCGGAAGACACGGTACGATACCTTCAGGCATTGAGCGATATTTCCATGGGGGACAGTGTTAAATTCAAGTCTCTTACACTTGCGTTTTCCCAAATGTCCGCCGCAGGAAAACTCATGGGCCAGGATTTGAACCAGATGATTAATGCCGGGTTCAATCCTCTGCAAATCATAGCTGAAAAGACCGGAAAATCTATTTCCACCCTGAAAGACGAGATGTCAAAGGGTGCCGTTTCTGCCGAGATGGTGCAACAGGCATTCATTGATGCCACAAGCGCGGGAGGTAAGTTCTATCAGATGTCCGAAAATGCCTCAAAGACTATCAATGGGCAGCTTTCCATGATGCAGGATGCCTTGGACAATGCTTTCAACGAGATGGGACAAGCATCTGAGGGGGTAATCATGGAAGGCATACAGCTTACTACAACGCTCATTCAGAATTACGAAACGGTAGGAAAGGTCTTGGTTGGGCTTGTGGCCACCTATGGAACATACCGGACTGCTGTTATGTTGGCCACCGCTGCAACGAGCAAGCATACTATCGCGGAGATAGCTTTGACAAACGCAAGAGTGTTGGCCAGGAAGGCGCAGATGGCTCTTAATGCCGCAATGCTGACTAATCCGTATGTGGCTGTGGCTACAGCTGTTGCCGGGCTTGTTGCTACTATGTGGGCCTTTCATGACAGCACAACCGCATCGGAAAAGGCACAACAAAAATTCAATGAAGAACAAAAGAATTTTGCGAATCTGGAAGAGGAACGCAAGAAAAAGATAGAAGAGCTGATACGTGTTATCCAAGATGAGACAGAAACAGAGTTTTCAAAGATAAAGGCCTATGAGGAACTGCAAAGGTATTCTCCTGCACTTTCTTCTGCTTATACCCGTGAACAACTGGCTGTACTCAATCTTGCAGAAGCAAATAAAGAACTGAATAAGGAACGAGACAAGAACAGTTATGAAAACATACTAAAGAATATACAACAATGGGAGGAGAAAATAAAATCATTAAATGCTTCTTTAAAAAATGCGGGGCAAGGTGCCCCATTAATTGCTTCACAAATAGAATCAGCAAAAGCAAATCTTAACAAGTGGAAATCAGCCCTGAGCGAATATAATCGACTGAAAAAGGAAACAGAGGAAAACTCGAAACCTGTTGAAGTCAAGCTGATGGAAGCAAGAAGTAATCGTGAGCAGATTATACGCGAATACAATATAGCAAGACAAATATTGCAGGAAGAGCAAGAAAAAATTAAGAATTTTCCTTTTGCAACAATTCCTATTGACGTTCAAATACGGTTCAATAATGCGCAAGCAGCGTTAAAAGGGATTGACGGCACCATATCTGGCCTGGAATCGCAAAGAGAAGCATCGGAAAAGACGTATCAGCAAGCATATAAAGAAGCAAAAGCTGTTTACGAAGCAAAATTAAAGGCCGTAGAGGATGCTAAAAAAGGCACTGAATCTGCTTATAAGAAAGCTGTAGAAGAGTTGGAAGCAGCAGAAAAATCATATAAATCGCTCGGTGGTGTAACAGGAGACACTCTGGCCAAACAAGAGAATAATGCGAAGAAAGATGCCGAGCGACAAAAGAAAGAGCAGCAACAGGTTGCAGAAGAACTCCTTCAGCTTCGCAGAACAAATCAGCAGGAAGAAATCAACCTGATGGAAGAAGGTTCTGAAAAGAAGCGCAGACAGATTGAGCTGGATTACCAGCGAGAAATCGATGAAATTAGGAAGCAGCGCAAAAAATGGGAAGATGCGCAAGGAGGAAAGCTTACGTCTGAACAGCGGGAAGTATTAGGAAGTCGTGCGTCTAATGCCATGACGTCGCGTGAAAAAGGTCTGGCCGAAATTACAGAAACTGAAAATCAAGCTGCAATCGAGGCCAACGAACGTTACCTGAAAAGCTACGGTACGTTCATGCAGAAACGTGATGCAATCATAGCCGAGTACACCCGTAAAATCTCGGAAGCCACTACCCAGGGAGACAAGGACATACTCCAGAAAGAAATGGATAAGGCACTCTCCTCCCTTGATCTTGAGAAGCTGAAACAGGGAATCAACTGGGAACTTATCTTCGGTGACTTGGACAAGGTATCCAAAAAGTCCCTGAACAAGGTAAAGCAGCAGCTTAGGGACTTCAAGAACTCCGAAGAATACAAGAATATGGCTGTTGACCAGAAGAAGGTCATTGACGAGGCTTTAAGCAACATCCAGTCAACCCTTATCGACAAAGGAGGATTGCTGGCCGACCTACCCAAACAGTTAAGCGAATTAGCCAAGGCACAGGAAGAACTGTCACAAGCTCAGGAGGAATACAACGAAGCCATGAGAAGCGGAACAGATGAGCAGAAGGAAGCGGCCACGAAGAAACTGAATGATGCCCAAAAAAGACAGCAGAACGCTCAGGTCAATGTACAAAAGTCGACAGATAAAACGACAAGCAACCTTGTCACATTGTCGAACGTCATTACCCAGCTTGGTTCAAATTCTGAAATTTCACTCTCTCAGGTCGGTGATTTGGCCGGAAATATAGTAGACATATTTGCAGAAGAGAGCGAGAAACTTGGAGGTATAATTGGAGCTGCATTTTCTCTTTTAGATGCTATCGGGACACAGGGGCTGGATGGTTTCGTAGGTAACATATTCAGTAGTGTCTTTAAGTCTGTAGGTGGAATATGGGATACTTTGACTTTCGGCGGATTCAGCAAACTTTTCGGTATTGGAGGAAACGAAAAAGAGGTGCAGGATACCATCAACAGACTCACGGACAGAAACGAAAAGTTGCAGTCTGCCATCGAATCCCTTACGGAAGAAATGAAGTCCAGCAAGGGAAGCGAGAAATCCGTAGCAGAGTACAATAAAGCCATCAAGTATCAGGAGGAATACAACAAGAATGTCCTTGCAAAAGCGCAGGCAAATGCTGACTATCACAGTAAGCATCATAGCTGGGCCTATTACATGGGCTGGTCGGAAAGTGACATACAATGGATTCGAGAAAATGTCATGGCAGAATTCACAGGTACAGATTCCTTGTGGCAGATGTCGCCGGAGCAGATGGACTTATTACGTCAGAATGTAGACTTGTGGCAGAAAATGGCCGATTCAGGAAAAGGAGGCTATGGAAATGCTGTCGTTGATGCACTAGATGAATATGCAGATCTGGCCGGAAACCTCGAAGGACTGAAAGAGGGACTTTTCGAACAGCTTACCGGAATAAGTTTTGATTCCATGTATGATAGTTTCATCGATACCCTTATGGATATGGATGCATCGGCGGAAGATTTTGCGGATAACCTATCAGAATACTTTATGCGTGCCATGCTTTCAGATAAAATCGGTAACATGTACAGCCAGAAGCTGGAAGACTGGTGGAACAGATTCGGTGAAAGTATGAAGGACGGAAACCTGAGTGAGAGTGAACGTAATTCACTCCAAAACGAATATATGGGGTACGTGAATGAAGCATTGAAACTACGGGATGAACTTGCCGCAGCTACCGGATACGACAAGGCTGGCAGCAGTTCCAAGCAGTCGGCCTCCAGCCGCGGATTCGGTACAGAAATGACGCACGAGGATGCCGGGGAACTGAGTGGGCGGTTTACAGCCGTGTATGAGTCCAATCTTCGTATTGAGACGGCAGAACAGCAGCAAACGGTAGCTATTACCGAACTGCGAGGTTCCATCGGCTCCCTGACATCACAAGTGACCGGTCTGTACAACATTGCCGACGAGACACGTACTATCCTGGCCAATTCCTATTTGGAGTTACAGCAAATCAGAGAGAACACAGGCGAAATTGTCAAACCTATCAAACAGATGCAGGCCGACATTGCCGAAGTGAAACGTAATACAGCAAGACTATGACAGGAGATTTATTTATTAACGGGAAGGATGCCTGGAGCACATGGGGTGTCCGCATGGGTGACAGTTTTCTCGATGCTATCGACGGATTCAACCAGATGAAAGACTACATCGAAGATGAGAGCCGTCTGGAGCACGGGAAGCGAATAATAACCGACAATGCAAAAGTAGCATCGCGTGAAATCACTCTCCAGTTCACCATAGAAGGAAACTCAGAAGGCGACTATCGGACAAAGAAGAAATCTTTTCAGTCAGAACTGGAGAAAGGAACCGTAAACATCAAAATCCCAACTCTTGGAAACGAAGTCTACAAGCTGGTTTACCTGGGTAAGAGCATTTCTTACGGGTTGAGTATTGACAGGTGTTTCGGTAAGGTTTCAAGTAAGTTTTGCGAACCGAATCCAATGGATAGAAGCGAATAACGAACATTTCCTTTATTGTTTCAAATGGAAGTCCGGATTTTTAGGGCTTCCATTTTCTATTTATGAACTTTGGGGATATGATTGAAATTAAGGACATATCCGGAAAGACGAGGTTCTCCGCCCCTATCAACAAAGGGGCGAAGGGAAAGTTTACACTGATGAAAGAGGACTACATCGTTCTCCCATTCTCCGTGCCTGAACCGATATATTTTAAACTTGGAGACTATGTAGACCTTTCTGGGGTTCTGGATGATTCACTGGGCGGCTTACTTTCAAAAGTATATGAGGTAACAGACCTGCAGAAACCTTCTTTCAATGCTTCTACCGGTGGATATGATTATGAGCTGAAACTGGATGCTTACTACTGGAAGTGGAAAAACAAAATTTTCAAATACACTCCTGAACATGCTGGATATGAAGCGTCATGGTCTCTCACCGCAGCCCTTGATGTACAGCTTGGTGTGTTCTTACGTAACCTGAAAGCTTTGGGATATACCTATAAGGGAAAAGAATTCGTATTTGAAATAGATTCAACAGTAGAGAATAAGGCAGTTGCAATGACGTATGACAATATGAACCTGCTGGATGCCTTATTCACAATGGCGGGTGAGGATAAGTGGAACTGTGATTGCTGGATAACGGACAACGTAATTCATTTTGGGCGAAACGAATTCGGTGATGCCGTCAAAATCGAGTTAGGGGTTGAAGCGTCTGCCATGACTCGCAGTGAGAGCAAAGGCACTTATGCCACCCGCATTTATGCATTCGGATCTACAAGAAACATACCTGAGAACTACCGTCTCATTGAAGAGCAGACGGTAGTAAACGGAGTTGTGCAAAGACGACTTATGCTTCCCGCTGGTACACCATACATAGATGTGTATCCTGACATGAGCCAGGAAGAAGCAATTGAAGACATCGTGGTATTTGACGAGGTATATCCCCGACTTGAAAGTACGATGTCAAGTGTATCTACGAGGACGGAAACCGTTACAAATGAAGACGGAGGTCAGGAAACCGTGACTTACTATCGCTATCGTGATACTGGCCTGAATTTCTCCAAGGCCTACAGACTTCCGGGACAAGAGCTGACAATTATCTTTCAGTCCGGCAAAATGAATGGATTGGAGTTCGGTGTTATTTTTGACCCGGACAACAACGGAAGCCAGCTTTGGGAAATTGTCCGCAGCGAAGACTACGGACGTCCATTGCCGGATGATACCATATATCCTGAAAATGATGACAAGTATATCCTTTCCGGTTTTGATCCAAGGTTTGTTTCTGTACAAATGATTCCGGACGCGGAGCAGGAACTGAAAGAGAAGGCACAGAAGATAGCAGACCAGCGAAAAAAGGACGATGGTACATACTACACTACCCTCCGGTCAGAATGGGTTAATGAAGACAAGCTGAAACGCTTTTTCGAGTTCGGGCAAAAGATAAACCTGGTCAATAAAGCCTTTTTTGAGAATGGCCGTGAAAGCCGTGTTCTCGGATGGGAGTTTAACCTTGACATTCCATGGGATTCTCCGGTATATACTATTGGGGAAAGTATGCCCTACTCTCGCCTTAATGATGTGGAAGAGAAACTGGAGTCGATTACGTATAAAGGGCATACTTATGTTGGAGGCGGAGGTAGTAGCATATATGTGATTAAGACCAATGATTCTACTGCCCCATCGGACAGTAACGTATTTTCGGCAAAACGGTCACTTGCAACATTATTGAGAAAGGACAAGGAAGACCAGACAAACTATCTCATTAAGCTTCTTGGCGGTATCATATCTCCTTTCCTGGAATCAATTGACTTCGTGACCGGTATGATGGGTGCTGGTATGTCATTCTCTTCAGAAAAGGGCGGCGAGTCTGTCGGATGGATTGACAAACTGTACGTGCGCAAGAAAGCTATCTTCCAGTTACTTTCAATAATGGAGACCGAGCTGGCCGGAGCTTCCTTCATGTTCAACGCCAGCGGGGCCAGAGCAACGATTACTAAGGTCGAGTTTATAGAAAAAAAAGGAATTCGTTTCAAGGATGGTAAAGGAGTCAAGTTCTCAGACGGGAAAAGAGGTTACTCATCTCCTGGAACTTATGGTTCTGTTTATCGCTGTTACTTCCTTGCAGATGATGGTGAGAAAGCCATAGAAAATCGTTTTAAGCCAGGGAATTTAGTACGCTCACAGTCCTTTAATATTAAGGAAGGCGCGTATGACGGCGTATCCAATCACTATTGGTGGCGTCTGGTGGAAAATGTTGGTGATAACTGGATAGATGTATCCGTGAATCATTGTGACGAAGGAAGCGATATACCCAAAGTGGGTGACGTGATGGTACAACTTGGAGACATAGCCGACCCGGACTATCAGGCTGCAATCGTGTTGTCTGCATACGGAGACGGTGCGCCTTCTCTTACCTTCTATCAGGGGATAAGTTCTTACTCCCTCTCAGGGAAAGATATAGTTTCAATCGGATATGATCGTCTAACTAAAGAAGGATACTTTAATGTTTATGGAAAGACATATATCGGTAATAGGGACAAGACAAATTATATCAGACTTGCTTCTGGAGAAATAGAGGTACGTGCAGCAAGAATATTGTTGTCAAATGGTGAAAGCGTTGTAGATGTAGCAGAGAAAAATATCTCAATTAAACTTGGTGCTACGGGTATTGACATCGAAAAAAATGAGATTGTTATTTCTTCAGATAAGTTTAAAATTAAAAGTTCTGAAGGGAAAGGAATAGCCGTGTTTACGGTTAAAAATGGGAAACCACTTCTTCTTACAGAGTGCATAGATGTAAACTCGTTAAAAGTGAAACATCTGGATGGTGCGGACGGTACATTTTCGGGTGAACTGAAAGCCGCTAAAGGTACTTTTTCCGGAACAATATCTGCCGATGGTGCTAAGATTGGAGGTTTCACTATAGACAACGGTTCCTTGAATTGGAAGGGAAGGGATTTTTTCGGCAATGATAGCAGGAGTATACGGATTGGTGTTCCTACGGATGATAACAGTGGTATGATTGACATAAATTTCAATGGTGCGACTGACGGGAAATTTGGGGTTAAAGTAATTGGAAGCAATGACGGTGGAGCATGCATCTATGCTTCAAGGAACGGTACTAGCAAGCCACATAGTTCTAATACTTATGCCGGATATTTTGACGGAGGAGTACATGTAAACGGAAATCTTTATACCAATACGATATTGTCTAATGAGTTCGGTACCGGATGGTCATTGCAAGCCGATGGATCATATACATACAAAAAAGGAGCAACGAGAACAATATCATGGACTATACAGAATGGTTCGATACCTTCAACGTATAAACTGGTTTTTGAAAATGGAATTTTAGTCGATTAATCATGAAAATAGATTTTAAGAAATTTAAGAAGTACACGAAGATAGATAAATCCGATTTCGTGGAGATTGATGTCAGAGAAATGTTTGCAGATAACATTTTCAATGTGACAGGAGTTGGTATTGCTGATTTAAAATTGGCTGAGAAAATTTTTTCCAGCGATGACGATACCGAATTTTCAGATGATGAAGTTAACAGGGTAAGACATCATGCAGCGTCGCTTCTTCCATGGTTTCTTGCTGGGCTTAATGATGCAATGAGATAATTATAATATACAATGTTGGTAATATCATTAATAACTATAAATTAAAAACAATTATGGCAGCAGAAGAAGATTTTGTATTAAGCTTTACAGATGAAGAAACTGACAATCTATTGAAGCATACAGAAAGTATGAAGAATCAGACAACGGAAGAAGATGGTGAAACGGTACAGGTGTACGATACAAACGGCGTTCCGCATAAAGTGTCGAAAACGGAGCTACTGAAGAAGTCTACACTGGCTCTTCCAGCTTTGGAAGACATCTCCAGTTTTGTGGCCGTGAATGCCGCCGGAAATGCAATCGGATTGATGACAAAAGAACAGGTTGCGTCAGTTCTGGCGGAACTTATTGGAACGGCTACTTTAAAAAATGATGGATTAATGTCAAAATCAGGTTTCCTGAGTGCCATTGGATTAAATTTGGAAGGTGATGCCAATACCGTAAATAACGGAGTTTATAAATTTGACTCACAACAGGACAATATGCCCGTGAATTATGGCATATTAGTGGCATTTTCTTGTGACGGATGGATTCGTATGCAATTATGTGCAGGTGGAGATAATGGATTAGCATATATAAGAATGCATTATAATAGTTGGACATCATGGAAACAAATTTAAAATGAAAAGCTGTCTGAGTCAGATAGATCAAGAAAATACAGATAGCTATTTTCGCATAAAAGCTGGAGAAGGTACAAATCCTGCATATATTTTTGTAACTGTATTGGGTATTAAATAGCCGTAGTATAACATGCGTTATATGGCAATGCTCTTCCATTCATTCCACTTCCCGTCAACATGATTGTAAGATCTAATCATTAAAGAATAGCCACCATAGGACATTGACTCCTGAATGCATGAATCGCCACATTGAATCGAGAAAAATGGGCCAGCTTGTGGCGTATTAGAATAAGTCGTATATGTGCCCACTTCATTAATATTGTGATAATTACCTTTTTCGAGAAACCCAACTCCCATCAGTCCCGCCAGGACTTATGGGTATGAATGAAAACAACTGAAATAAAGGAAGCTATATTGAAAATTATTTGAGTGGTAGAAATTGGGTAGAAAATAGTAACTAGCTTGCTTATTCTACCCGGCTTCTACCAACTTACTGACAAGAGCTGTCAGCCTTTTTGAAACCTTTTATTCTTTGTTCGTTTTTATATCATTTACCTTCGCTGAAAAAGGATGGTAAATGAGTAGTTTTGTGTGTGAAATAGTAGTTAGGCCCATGAGCGTGTTCCTGAAACGGGGATGCGCTTGTGGGCTTTTTTATCCTATTAAAAGTGCTACCACTTTTAGTGGTATTGAAAGATATATAAAAGACATATTGTTTAACTAAAAACCTTAATTGTATGAAAAGATTCGTTTTCATGATGGCCGCACTGCTGATGTGCGTAGTGAGTGTTTTTGCGGAACCTTCCGTTAGTGTTGAACCTTCCGTTCCGGAGTTCCTGACCGGATTTGCCAGCTTCACCGGGCTTGTTACGGTCGTGGTACCTGCTGTAGTAGGCTTCATCGCTTCTAAGCTATCCAATCCTATGAATAAGTGGGTCAGCATGTGGGTAACTGCTGTAGTTGGTGTAATCGTTACTTTCTTCAGTTGGTGGATGAATCTCGGCTTTCCTCCGGCAGACGCAAGTATCTGGGTTGTGATGATTGATGCGTTGTTCGTAGCCCTGGCATCTACTGGTATCGTGTCGGTTGTAACAAGCGAATGGCTGGCCAAGTTGTTCGGTGGTAAAGTGAATAAGGAGTGATGCAGAACTTTATAACCGTCATAGCCCCGCAGATTCTTGTTGCCGGGGCTTACTCCTTCATTGGAGAAATTAAGGAAGTAGTCTTCGAGCTTCGTTGGATGCTGGCTTTTATCGTTGTGATGATTGTGGCCGACTTTGTTCTGGGAATCATCGACAGCGTGGTTAAGCGGGGCGAGGATTTCCGCTTTTCCCGTGCTGGCCGACGTACCGTGTGCAAGTTCATTGAGTATAATTCATACCTTGTTGTTGGGTTCATGCTGGGCATTGCAATTCTTCAGCCGGTTGGCATCTGTTCCTATACAATCAGTTCTATCTGCGGGCTGGGGTTGGCTTTCATTTTCGAATTTGACAGTATTATGGAGCATATATGCACAATTCATGGTATCAAGAACAAGGTTTCCATTAAGCGCCTGCTGGTGGGCTACATTAAAAAGAAGTACACAACGGCTGGCGAAATTATCGAAAAAGTTACAAAGGATGAAGAAGACAGATAGACGCCTGATAGCGGAAATCATCTACTCCGTAATCATAATATTACTTATGACAATAAGTTTCATGACCTAGTTGATATGAGAAAGATAAGGATAGGGAAAGATATATACTTCACCTGGCAGATACTCACGAACAAGGAGCCTGTTCCACTGGAAGGAAGGGACTTGAAACTCATGCTGAAGAATCCTCTAGGCAGATTTCTCGATTTCCATTTTGAGATATACCAGGGAAACAAGCTGAAATTTACTTTTCATGGAACGGACCACAAACACCTTGGTACGTATTCGCTGACTTTGTGGGAGAACTATGGTAAGGAAGGACAGACTGCCGTTGACATGTGTGAGGCTTTCAGGCTTGTTGCAACAACTTGTGAAGAGGACAGCATAAGTGTCCCTAACCTTGAAATGGCCACCGTCAACCTTGGTGCTTCTTCCATTGACATATCAACCGGTGGAAGCATTCCCATTCCTGATGCGCCAAAAGACGGGAAGATATACGGCCGGAAGGATGGAGAATGGGAGGAGATAACAGAAGCAGTATGGAATGAAGAAACAAACAGTTAAAATCAGACTTTTATGGCAACAACAAAATTAAAATTCTATAGGGGCTTAAAGGCCCGTTATGATGCAGCGTCAAAACATCTGGATGCTATCTATTTTGCAACCGACACCAAAGAACTGTTGATGAACGGTGTGAATTATGGAGGAAGCGGTGTCACAGATGTCAGTTTTGACAAAGGCAGCAATAAACTTATCGTTACCAAATCATCAGGCAAGACCGAATATGATCTGACGGAACTCATCAGGTTCAAGACATCATTGCCAGACAGCCTTGCCACTCCTTCGAAACTGGGAGGTCTTCCGGCTGGGACAAAGGTCGAGACCTTGAAGACAAAGACGCTGAGCCAGATTTTCGAGGATATTCTCTTTGAGGAAATCCAGCCGACGGTACAGGCACCAAGTGCAACAATATCATTCAAGTCTCCTTTTACCGCCAACAAGATTCTGGAGGTTGGTGAAAGCGCACCTACCGCAGAACAGATTCAGACAGGATTTAACCGTGGTAATTGTACGGTTGTTGGCCAGGCAAACAAGAACCGCGCAGGAGAACTTATCTCCGATGACCAGTCTTTCATCTATGTAGGAAACAGTACAAGCAACAAGACATTGCCGACGAAAGTTACACTCGGTACGATGCAGTACAATTACCAGGCTCATCATGGCGCAGGTGACACCTTGCTCACTTCAAAAGGAAACAAGGCGACCGTGTCCCCTAATCCGCTTCCTGAAGGTACTGTGAAATCAGGTGCTGTCTACCTTTATGGTACCTATCCGTTTTACTGTAATGGTTCTTCAGCTTCTACCTCTGCCGGAGATACCAATTTCCCGTCTGCCGCAGCTCCTGATACAAAGCTTCCGCTGCAGAAATGGACTGATACATTAATTGGAGCGAAATTTGCTTCTGAAGCAGCAACCGGAACCCGCCTTGAATTCTACTTCCCTTCAGAAAAGAATGTGTCAAAAGTCGAGTTCTATAATACGGTGTCCGGAAAGTGGGAAGTCTTCGGAACGGACAAGTACACCGTATCTGATGCAGGAAACAAGACCGTACAAAGTGTTCAGATTGCATACAAGAAGCTGACAACGACAGGTGCCATGTCCGGTGCATTACAACTTCGCTTCACAGTTTCCGATGCCGGGAAAAAACTTGTAGACGAGCCGGACACATATAATGGCGAGGAAATTACGGATGAAGTGATAGCCATGCTTGCACGAAACAGCCGTGAAGTTCCCTTTGCCATGCCGATGAACAATGTCATGCCGATGGCTTCGACAACAGGAAACCGTCCTGCGGGTGTTGCTTCCTTTGCCGTGAACTTTGAGCCTGGAGGACAGGCGCCACTGGATGCCCGTCAGCTTGTTCCAAACAAGACAGACCTTATTGCCGCAGCTACCTATTCAGGAAAGAATACTTATAACGGCATGTTGGTCGTTGTTGGAGATAACGGGGACGGCAAACCGGCTCTGTATGTCCTGAAGGACATGACAAAGATTACTCAGGCTGATTATGGCGGATGGATTCGTCTTGACGTCGGTGCACAGACACTCATCCAGATTATCAATGACCTCACAACGGGCGGGACTAATAAGGCACTTTCCGCCGAGCAGGGTAAAGTTCTGAAAGGTCTGGTTGACACACTGACAAACAAGGTCAACGCTCTTGGTGCCGTATATGTGCCAAAGGGTACTCTGGCAGACCTTAGTGCCCTGAAAGGAGTGTCTTCTGTATCGAAAGGCCACGTATATAACGTTACGGCAGAAGTTACCCTGAACGGCAAGAAATATCCGGCTGAAACGAACTTCGTCTACATCGGAGAAACGGCCAATCAGGCAAGTGTGGAAACCAACTGGGATTCCTTGGGTGGTACGGTCGATTTGACAGCGTATGCAAAGAAAGCTGACCTCGAAGGATTTCTTACCGAAGAGGATTTGGCCGGATATGCCAAGGCTGTAGATGTGGCGAACACCTATGCCACAAAAGCTGCACTGAGTGAGGCTATCGAAGGGCTTTCCTCCACTTATGCGACCAAGGCTGAACTTACTAATTATGCTACGAATGAGACATTGAAGTCTTATGCGACAAAAGCAGAACTTGACAGCGCATTCGCATGGCATGAAGAGGAGTAAAAAACCAAGGAGGTATTCTGAGCGAATACCTCCATAAAACAATAAGGTATGGCAAAAAAGAAATTCAATAATTATTTAAGAAAAGCCACCTTTAAGAGAGATTTGGAAGCCGGAAATATATTGGCAGACTCTATATCTTTCATTAAAGATATACGTGCCATATATACTCACGGTGAATATTATGGTAGTGGGTGTATTACCAGTGTAAACAGCGGTACGGGAGAAATAACAGCAGAACTTATCCCAAATGTTTTTCATGTGTTCGGTGAAGTTTCTGCTCTTAATATCTCTTTCGGTGAAGGCCTGCCCAATATGATGAATGAATATATGTTTCAGTTCACGAGTGGCGTTAATCCTACTGTTCTGACATTACCTGAAGAAGTAAAGTGGATAGGAAGCAGTGTTGTCAGGGCTAACAGGACGTATCAGGTAAGTATTCTTAATAATATAGCTGTGATGGGAGGTGCTTGATGAGCTTGTTCAGACGCAGATTGCTTATACTGGCGGCCATGAATAATGGACTGCCTAATATGCCGGTTCGCTTTAAGACCGGCGAAAGGGCTGTATTCAGTGACGGAAAGCATGGATATTTTTCGATGGACAGAAGATTTGTTCGTGATAAGAACATGTCTCGAATGTATTCCAAAGACGGGAAACGGATTAGCGTGCTGAAGAAAAGAAACTGAACTAAAATAAAATAGGAGTGCCACTGCACTCCTTGTAATAAATTTTTTATTAACCATCCTACCATTGGTAGAACTCCACAAATATAGATGTAATTTTATTATGAACAAAATAGATTCAATAATAATTCACTGCTCAGCCACACGTGCTGGGCTGGACATAGGTAAAAAGGAGATTAATCAGATGCACGTATCCCGTGGCTTTCAGTGTATTGGGTACAACTACGTTATCCGGCTGGATGGTACGGTAGAAGTTGGCCGCAGTTGGCAGATAGACGGGGCGCACTGTAATAGCAAAGGGTTTTCCGGTGTGTCGTACAATAAACACTCTATCGGTATCTGCTATGTGGGCGGTCTGGACGCGCACGGTAAGGCAGCTGACACCCGAACACCGGAACAGAAGAAAGCGTTAGCCAAACTGATTAAGGAGCTTTGCGGAAAGTACCAGATTGTCGAGGTGCTGGGGCATCGTGACACATCGCCTGACCTGGACGGTGATGGTATCGTGGAACCTGAAGAGTGGACGAAGATGTGTCCTTGCTTCGATGTGCGGAGCGAATATAAGGATTTGCTGTAGCATGATGATAAAATTGTGAAACTTGAGAGCGTTCTTTGACTTGTTGGAACACCGTTTTATTTGCTTAGTAGAAAAAAAGTTATCAATTTATTTGCGGATAGTAGAAAAATAGTTATCTTTGCATCATCCACATAGCAGTAATGCTATTTCGTTAAATAATAAATAGTTTTTTTATGAAGGTAAAAAAAGTAAAGTCCGTGAAGGATTTATTAGAAGCGAATGGGTGGAAATATTCAAGAACCAAAGGTGACCATGCTATATACCGGAAGGAAGGTGCTCCTCGCTCCATCCCAATTCCTGGTAAAGATAATGATGAGGTTGCCATTGGGACACTGATGAGCATCTTACGACAGGCTGGTTTAAAAGAGTCTGATTTCGATAAGATTTGACACCCGATTAGGACAGCAGGATGAAGATTAGCACATCCTGCTTGTCTAATAGGTGATAAAGGCTTACTTACTTATTTGAAACTATATATAAAAGCGAAACTTCTACACACATTGAATTATGAAAGCTTTGACTGTTATCATTGAGAAAACTGAAAACAATTATTCAGCTTATCTCGCAGAGGTCGATGGTATTGTCGCTACTGGGCACAATATTGATGAAATCAAAGCAAACATTGTTAATGCTATTGCTGCATTACTTGAAGATTGCCAAGAGTATGGAGATGAAATTCCTGAAGAGCTTAAGGGAGACTATTCATTGACCTTTAAAATGGATGTAAAATCATTTCTTGAATTTTACACAGGGATTTTTACAAAATCTGGACTTGAACGCTTAACAGGTATTAATCAAAAACAATTATGGCATTATGCTTCTGGTAGTCGTAACCCAAGACCAGAGCAAGTTATTAAAATCGAAACAGCGCTTCACAAATTAGGTGAAGAATTAATATCTATAAATTTATAGGTGGCTGTCCTAATCGCTTCTAAAATTTATATAAGGCGGTGTTCCAAGCAGGTTCACCGCTTTTTTTATGTCTAATTTTATGAAATACCTACCATATTTTTTAATAGCTGTACTGGCTTTCTGTTTAGGTTGGTGCAGCCGTTCGTCAACTGAAGGCAAATCTGGGATAGCTGATACCATTACATCTCTCCATGTGGTTACAAAGGTTGATGTGGATACTCAGTATATTTTATTCCCTGTACCTTATCTTGCCTGGATTGACAATTCTGACACAATCCATGTGGGTGACACGTGCTGGCACCTGCGTGAATATAAAGAGTATCAGGATAGCAACTACTATGCTAAAATCAGCGGCGTGTCTCCACGGCTTGATGAAATCAGGGTTTATCCGAAGACGATATATGAAACGAAGTATGTTTATCGGGATGTTGTCAGTAAGCCAAAACGCTGGGGTCTTGGTTTGTCAGCCGGATATGGTGTAGGAAGGAACGGAATCACTCCGGTATTGGCTGTTACTGTCAATTATAATTTATGGCAATTCTGATATACAATATTTTCTCAGAATTATATACAACTTTTCTCGGAAATTATATACATCTTTGCAGTGTAGAAGTTCGCTTTTATTAGCAAACGAAAGCCCCGACCAGATTAATATCCGGAAGGGGCTTTTCCATTATCCTCTCATCATCATAATATCAGACCTAAGTTCAATGTATTGCTTGTACTTTTCAGGATTGTCCACGTAATCAATCACACGAGATATGGCCATATCAGCCTGTTTCTGTCGGACTTTGGTGTAGTATCGGATAACTCCCTTTGATTTGTCCGAATGGCCCAGACAGTAGTCTATTATTCCGTCAGGAATGCCTATCTCAGAGGCGTACTGGGCGAAAGACTTGCGGGCCGAATAAAATGTAACACGTTCATCAATATTTAACTCTTCAGCCAAATCTCCAAGAGAATACGTAACATACTGAGAAAAGTTGTGATATGTGAATTTATACCCAAAGTCGAGCTTTCCCGTCCGTTTATCCATCCATCTGCATATTATCTCTCTTGCTTGAGACGGTATTGTAAATGTGATTACATTATCCGACTGCATTCGTCCTTTAGTCTTTGAGCGTGAATATTCCAATGCGTCTTTTCTAAAGTCAGTTTGCATAATGTCTATAAGATTCATCCCTCCCAAGTAAAAAGAAAGGCAAAAAAGGTCACGTGCCATAATCAGCTTTCTCTTTTCTGGTGAAGATTCACGAATCTTGTTAAAATTCTGTACTGTCAGATCAAGCTTCCTGATAGGGGCTGCAGATATTCTAGTCGTTACAAAAGGATGTATATCGTAAGATATATTCCACTCTCTTATCGCTCTGTTGACGACAGATTTCATTTGGGCAAGCATTGTGTTTACTGTAGTTTCAGTCACTTTCCGTTTCCGTATGAATGCGGCAAAATTCTGGACTAATGACGGGGTTAAATCAGAGAGAAGTATGTCACCTCTTGCAAAGTCACGAAAATACCTCCCCACCCTTTCAATAGATAATGCGTATGAATCTCTTCCCTCAGACTTGAGATAGTCTACAAAATTGCTACATGCTGATGAAAAGGTTTGCTCATCGGAAAGATTATCTGTAGAAATGATTTCTTTAATTTGCCGGCAGGAATAAAGTTCAAGATGTTTTATTGAGTCCAGTTTGTCTTGAAGGTCATCAAGGATGTTCCTAAGTTTCCGGTTTATCGCAGATGCCTCTGGATGCTTCACGACCTGACCGTTCTTAAACTGGTTCTCTGAAATAATGAATCGTGTGACGATATATGTTGTTTCATGCTTGTGACGGAGTGCAATTCTTATCTTATGTCTTCCGTCTTTTAATGCTTTTGCCGGCTCAGTTGTAATTCTTGGGGGATTAAGTTTAGTCAATTCCCTTCATGCATATA